CCGCCGCCGATGCAGCAACCAAACAGACAACTAAAGCCCTGAACGGTCAAGTCAAGGCGGTTACTGATTACACTGGCAAATGTGCCCGTTATGTGAATGATGCCTTCAGGAAGGCTGGATTCATCATGAGCGGGAACGGTGCGGATGTAGCCCGTAATGCGATTAACAGCAAACAAGGCTTCCAAGAAGTCAAATATGATGCCAATTATGTGCCGCAAAAAGGCGATATTATGTCGCTTCCGCGCGGTTTCGGCCAAAGCAGCAAATACGGCCACGTTGCAGTATTTAACGGTACACACTGGGTATCAGATGCCGTGCAGCGTGTTCGCGGCAATACAGCGGCCACGAATGATGTGTCATGGGCTAACATTAAGAGTGGCAAGTCCAAACCTACCATTGCCCGATATACAGGCGTTAATGGCGGGATTATCACGTCAAGCAGCCAAAAAGCACCTGTAATCAAAACGCAGTCGGTTAGTGTTGAGAACAGCGGAGGCCGTCAAGATAAGGCTTTAGCCTATTATCAGAATCAGACCAAGCGTTATGAGCGTGAGCTATCCAATACCAAGCAATCAGGCCGTGACGCCGACGTTGAAGAGAAGATTGAGCAGCTTAATGCCCGCGTGAAGGCTGAAGCGGCTGAAGCCCTGAAAGACTTGTACAAAGCAATCGGCGTGAATGGTGTCGAAGGTTTGATTAACCGCAAACCTGAAGATATATCGGTGGATTTATCCAACAGCACTTTGGATGAAATCATAGACGGCTTCAAAAACCTGATGCAGCCCGATATTGACAACAAAATCGCTAAATCTTTGGAACTGATTGCGCTTGACTATGCGTCTTCCAAAGGCGGCACGATTGATGAAGCACTTGAATGGTCGAAACAGTTTGAGCCACAACTGCGTAAATATGCCGAACTTTCAGCCCAAAAGGAAATGGAAGGAGCGGTAGATGCGTTTACAGCTTCGATGGAAGCCGAACGCAAACGCATGGAAGAAGAGTTCAAGAACATGGCAGAGTATGTGGCAAGTGCTACATCTCGCGGTGCTATGTCGGTTAAAGACGGCCAAGACTTAATTGCTACGCATAGCCAACGTTTTGCAGACGGTATGGCAACAGCCCGCGCAAAACTAGACGAACTGGTAAACTCAAAAGGCTTTAGCTCGTTATCAGGTTTGCAGCAAGCGGCCATTCTGAATCAGCGCGAACAGTTGAATGCAAGCAGTGCCAAGTCTGCCAACAATCCGCAAACGATTGCCGCTGATGCTGCTATCAAAGAACACGTTAATGCCATCAATGCCTTTATCCAAAGCAAAGATAACTATATCCGCCTGTTGAACAATATGCAGGCAAGTGGTGCGATAACAGTCGCACGGCGCGAACAGCTTGAGATGGAATACCTATCCAAAGCTGAAGCTAAGATGAAGTCTTATACGGAAACTTCACGCGAACTGATGCTGACACTTGGAGATAAAGCATCAGTTGAAAACCTTGCCGAACTCGCAGCCGTAACAGACCAACTTAATGCCAAGATGCAGCAAACAGAGTTTCATGCCAAGTTCATGAATGAAACTTATCAGCAACTTGGAAAAGGTGCTGAAGTAGCGTTTGATGCCGTAGCCAAAGGCATTGCAGGCATGATTACAGGCGAAATGAACGCCAAAGAAGCCTTGCAAAACCTAACGCTTGCTTTCGCGCAATGGGCGGCTGAAACCTTGCAACACTTGGCAAAAGTCATCCTTCAGCAATATATAAGCTACGCACTTTCAAGCGCGTTAGGTATGGGTAGTGGTGCAGGATTAGGCAGTGTTGCAAGCGGCGCGTTAGCCAACCTATTCCATACAGGCGGCTTGGTAGATGGCGGTGGACGTGGTATGAATAAGCGTGTCAATCCGCTTGTCTTTAAAGGGGCTACACGCTACCATAGCGGCGGTATAGCTGGGCTTGCACCGAACGAAGTCCCTGCGATATTGCAAAAAGGAGAAGAGGTATTGACTGCCGATAATCCACGTCATAGGAATAATTATCGCGGCGGCGGACAAGCTGATAATGGCGGAATCACGCTTATCAATACGTTTGACCCTGTTGATGCAATTTCCAAAGGACTTGCCAGCACACGAGGCAGGAAAATATTGGTTCAAGCAATGCAGCGTGAACGAAACAGTATTAAATAGAAAGGTTTATTTATGGCATATGTAACAGGTACTGCTAACCATGCAGGGGATTTGTTGCTTAAACTGGAAGCATTCCTGACAACAAATCCCGACCTTGTTGCTAAAAATCAGGCGTGGTTGTCGTTAAAAGATTCAACGGCTGCGCCTTATAACAGCAACTACACGCCGAATGCAACAGGCATTTGGCAGCTTCAACGATACTTTGTCGGAAAGGGTATTAACCGAACAGATACAATTGTCGTACCAATGGCACTTTTCGTTAATCAAACCAGTAGCTTGTACAGCCTATGTGCATTTCCTGCTAGGGGGTATGATAAGTCGAAAGGTGTGAGCCAACAATTTCAAGGTGTTATTTCGGAAGACGTTAATCCAAGAACATCCATTCCTTTGTGGAATAATAAAATCCAATACTGGTTCTTTGCCAACAGTCGGCGGTTTATTGTTATTGCCAAAGTAGCATCACGCTATTTGAGTTTGCATTGTGGTTTTATCATGCCGAACGGCACGGATACTGAATACCCGTACCCGTTGTATGTTGGTGGAAGTACCAATAGTGAAACCATCAACTATCAGTACAATGATAATGCAACAAATGATGGTCAAACTGTTGGCTCGTTTTGGAATCCAACATCCAGTCGAATTAACGATAAAATAAGCAGTGGCAGCCTAATGATGCCAAGCGGCCAGCTATACTTTGCTAATACGCCATCCCATAAGTCTGTTTACAATTCACGCGGCAACGACGTATGGCTTGAGCCATATACACAAAACATAAACATTCAGAAAACGGTGGACGGTCAATACTTGCTAAGACCTATCGAGTTTATAGCAACAGTAAACAGTTCGGCATCTTTGGGTTGGTTGGACGGCTGTTACTGGGTATCAGGTTTTGAAAATTCCCCTGAAAATATTATTACAGTCGGAACAGACCGCTATATCTGCTTCCCCTCAATGATTGAAAACGGCGTAAATAATTTCTGCGCTATTAAAATGGAGTAATATCAATGGCTTATGAAAAAGTAACATCACGAATTGCTACGCCTGCCGAATTAGCGTCTGTTGTTAAAGCATTTGCACTAAAACATGGGGATTTTACAGATTCAGGCCAGTTTGGTTCTCAAAGTGCGTTTTGTCTGCGCCATAAAGACGGTCAATTTTTCACGTTTAACTTCAAACCAAAATCCATTGAAATGTTTATGCGTGATGCCAAACCGTCTGCGGCCAACTACGAACAAGGTGTCGGACGTTTTTACGATGATGTTAAATTCAACTTAGGTCTTACAACAGGCTTGGTGTATCCGCTAATTGCTACGCATTTAATCAAAGCAGGCGGTGTTTATGTGATGGTAAATGAGGTTAAAACTGGTGTATTCAGGCATACCGTTTTTGGCAAATTGGAAACCTTCGGACTTGCAAATGCAGGGGAAATAGTCGGCGGTACGGGTGGTTGGGGGCAGTATCAAAACAACCAATATACATACGGTTCAACCTATGGAGGTTTTAAACCAAAAGAAATCAATGTT